TGACAAAATAATGGATAAACAAAAAATGTTATTAGAAATGCAGCAGGACATGCTCTTGTTCGGCCGAATGGTCATGCCGAATATGTTTAGCGAAGAGTCCCCTTCTTTTCATTATAGTATTTCTGAAGAATTATTAAAGCCTGATGTTACGCAATTAAATATTATCGCTCCTCGTGGACACGCTAAGTCTTCCATTGTGGCTGGTGTTTATCCCTTATATCATTTAATGTTTGATAAAGGACCTAAAGTTATTGTATTGGTATCAAGAACACAATCTCATGCTACAAAGTTGTTAGGAACAATAAAAGATGTATTAGACTATTCTAAAGAGTTTAGACATTTCTTTGGTTACTGGGGAATGCAATCTGCTAAGAAGTGGACAAATCAAGAAGTAGAATTAAAAGACGGTTCTCTTATTATCTGTAAAGGAACAGGACAGCAGATTAGAGGGATTAAACACGGAAATCAGCGACCGACTTTGCTAATATTAGATGACCCTGAAGACGAAAATAATACCAAGACAGCAGAAGCAATGGAGTTTAATCTTCGTTGGTTGCTACAATCAGGTGTTCCTTCATTAGACCCATTACGTGGTAAGGTAGCTGTGATTGGTACTCCACAACACCAACGTTGTTTAGTGGAAACATTAAAAGATATGAAAGGTTGGAAGAATATGATGTTCCAACCTGATATGCAAAAGAAGAAAGCATTATGGGATGCAGTATGGCCAATTGAAAAGCTAGAGCAGAAAAAACAAGAATTAGATAGTATTAATCGTATTTCTGTGTTTTATAGAGAATATCTATGTGAGATTGTTGGAGATGAAGAAAATTTATTTAGAGAAGAAGATATACGATACTACGAAGGTTTCGTTGAGAAAAATGAGCAAGGGTTGTCAACTCTCATTCTGACGAACCTTAATGGTGAGGAAGTAAATGAGAGGAGACCTGTAAATGTATTTACAGGAGTCGACCCTGCCTCTAGCACGAAAATGGGAGCAGACTTTTCTGTTATATTCAATATGGCAATAGACAATGATAATAATAGATTTATTTTACCTTATTACAGAAATAGAGCAAAACCATTAAATCTTGCTGATGCTATTATTGATAATTTTAAAAGGTATAAAAGCCAAAAGACAAGAATTGAGTCAGTTGGTTACCAGGAGATGTTAAGACAGTATCTTAAAGAGAAAGCAGCAGAGATGGGATTATTTATTCCTGGACTTGAAATTAAAGAAAATCCAAGAACATCTAAATCATTTAGATTGGAAAGCCTTCAACCTTTATTTGCTAATCATAAAGTTTATATCAAGAAAAATATGCAACCATTAGTAGATGAACTGTTATTATACCCTAGAGGGAAGCATGATGACTTGTTAGACGGATTTTTCTATGCAAATAAAAATGCATATAAGCCAGCCCATAAAGTTGTTTTAAAGAAGGATAAAAATTCATTTTTTGCTCCAAAAAGAAAAAATTGGAGAACGTTATAGATTTCTCTTGACAGCAATACAATTAAAGTATTACTTTAACCCAAGCACATATGGGGAAAATCGATATAGATAAGTACTTTTTGCCCTTTGAGGCTTTTATCAAAAAGTTGAAACGAATAGATAAGATAGAAATACCAAAAGATTATCAACTAGTTGAAACGGATAAATATGCCAGAGAAGATTCAAAAGAGAGTAAAAAGCACTCGAACTCAAAACGCAAGTGACCTTAAGTTTATTTTTGACTATGAAGACGGAGCAGTCAAAACCACAGAAATCCATGAAGATGTAAAAGAATCTTTAGAGCTATTTCAAGATTATAGTGAATCTCGTGATGTCTGGGCTACAAAATTTCAGGAAGCAGTTGAATTTAGAGCTGGAGCACAATGGACTTTAGAAGAGACAGATGTCTTAGAAGCTCGTGGACAAGCTCCAATTGTTGTAAATCGTATTCATCCAATTGTTGAAACAGCTAAATCTCTTTTAACTTATAATTCTCCACAGTTCCGTTCTACTGGTAGAGAAGACTCTGACAGGCAAACAGCAAAAGTATTCTCTGATTTATTTCAATATATATGGCAATCATCTAATGGAGATGAAGAATTGAAGAGAGCAATTGATGATTACTATGTTGGAGGTATGGGAGTTATCAATGCTTATCAAGACCCTTATGCAGATTTAGGAAAAGGTGAAGTATATATTAAATCTATTAATCCGTTAGATGTTTATATCGACCCACACTCTAAAGACAAGTATGCTCGTGATGCTGCTAATATTCTTGTTGCAAGATATATCACAGATGAACAAGCAGAACAAATATATCCAGGGTATATGGATATTATTGAAAATTCTTCAGCACAAGGAATAGACGAAGAAATTCCAGCGACATCATTATCTTCTACAGAAGGACAACAGTTCTATGGAGATGTTATAGAAAGTAGAAGTCATGAAAAAAGAAAATATATCGAAAGATATAGAAAAGAAATGGTTAGTCAATGGAATTGTTATGAACCTTTTTCTGATAGAGAGTTTTTATTTACTGATGAAGAATACCAAGAATATAAGAATGTATATTATGTTAAAATGAGACAGATTACTGGAGAAGAAGTAATTGTTTTTGATTCAGAATCAGTAGAAGATTTATTTGCACAGATAGAAGAAGAAGGTCCAATTTATCACTTTGAGCTTCCAGACCCAGAAATGGATGAACAAGGGAATGTTGTTCCTCAAGAACCTGTAAGAGTTCCAGGAATGGAAGATGATGACTCTATCCCTGGAAGTACTGTAGTTCTTGTTCCTATGACAGTTGAAGAATTGACAGGTACAGGAGAAATCACTTGTAATGACATTGAGGTTTGCAGAGTTCAAATGATTGTTAGTTGTGGAGATAAGTTATTATATAAAAGAGTTTTACCAACAGAGGATTATCCTATTATTCCTTTAATGAATATTCATCATAGAAATCCTTATCCAGAATCAGATGTAAGAATTTTTAGACCTTTGCAAGAATATATTAATAAAATTCGTTCATTGATTATTGCTCATGCTTCTACAAGCACAAACGTAAAACTGTTAATTCCTAGAGGGTCAGCTGATTTAAAACAGATTGAAGAAGAATGGGCAAAAGCAGGAACAAGTGTTATAGAATTTGACGCTGAATTAGGAGCTCCAATTGTAGCTGGTCCAGTACCACTACCTAATGAGTTATATAAAAACGAAGCTGATGCTAAATATGATTTAGAATACGGCTTTGGTATTTTTGAGCTAATGCAAGGAAGTAGCCAAGGAGCTCCACAAACATATCGTGGAACTGTTGTCGTAGATGAATTTGGACAACGAAGAATTAAATCAAGAAAAGATGACATAGAATCTTTTTTAAATCAAATAGCAAAAGTATGTATTCCATTAATGCAACAAATCTATACAGAAGAAAAAGTAATTCGTTTAGTTCAACCTAATGGAACGGAAAAAGAAACAAGATTTAATTTTTATAAAGAAATGGAGAATGGAGCCGTACAAAGATTTCATGATGTAGGAGCAGGAAGATATGACATTGTTATTGTATCAGGTTCTACATTACCAACAAATAGAATGGCTCTATTAGAAACATACAAAGAATTATATGCAGCTGGATTAATTGACCAAGTTGAAGTATTGAAGAAATCAGAACTCGTAGATGTAGAAGGAGTGTTAGATAGATTTGGTCAAATGCAACAAATGCAACAGCAAATAGTAGCATTAGAAGAAGAATTAAAGCAAGTCAAGGGAGACCTACAAACAGCAGAACGTGAAGAAATTCATGCTAAGAAACGACTTGAAGTAGAAAAATTCAGTACCGACTTGGATAAACAAGTCAACAGGGCTGAAATGGCGTCTAGTTTATATAAAGCTAGACTAGAAGACGCTCAGACCAATCTGATAAACTCTGTAGACACTAATGAAGGTGGAACAGAGAGTTAGAGAAAGGAATAGAGATGGAAGAAAATATGGCACAAGAAGAACAGTTAGATACAGGAGCCCAGACTGCGGAGACTCCAAGTATGGAAACTGAAATGTTTGACAATATCTTTGGAACGAACGATGCTTCGTCTGAAGCTTTCAGTGAAAGCACAGAACAACAAGTGGATGTTCAGGCACAAGAGATTGTTGAAGATAACTCAGTTCAACCTGTTGCTTCGGAACCTAAGAATGACGATAGCCAGTTTCAATACTGGCAGAGCCAAGCAGATAAAAAACAAGCTGAACTTGATGAGTTAAAATCAAAATTGTCTGATATCGATGATGTATTGCCAATTGCAAGACATCTAAAAAGAAATCCAGAAATTTTAGATAAAGTTCAGGAGCCTAAAAAGGAAACAGCGAAAATGGAAAGACCTGTTAAACCTTCTAAGCCTGCTGGTTTTGACCATTCAGAAGCACTAGAGGACCCAACAAGTAATTCTGCTAAGTATTTAGCAGAAAGAGAAGAGTATATGGATGCTATGTCTGATTATATGTTAGAGATGGATGCTCAAAGAGAAGCTGATTTAAACAGTAGAACAGAAGCTCAAGATAGGCTCGTTAGAGAGCAAGAAACGATGCGTGATTTACAGTATAAATACAACTACACTCCTGAGCAAGCAGCTGACTTTATGAAGACAATGAGCTCTCCTGATTCTCTGTCTATGGATAATCTTGTTAAGTTACACCAGTTGAATAACTCTAAAGGTCAAGTGACCCAAGTTTCAGCTAGTGAAATTTCCAAACAACAAACATTATCAAATAGACAGCAGAAGACGGTAATCCCTAAACCAATTGGTGTCCAGCCAGGTGCTAGCGTGCAGTCTCCTAAAACAAGTACAGAAGACCAAATAATGGATACTATGATAAATGACTTCAATAAGAAGAACATTTTCTAGCATCCAAACTTAAAAGGAGAAACAAATGGCACAAGATGCAAATGGAGTATTTAGTCCTAGCGTTGGTGTTACACCTCAGGGAGTAACTATCAACGATAACAGACGACTACTCAACTTCGGCGAAAGAATCGCTGAATTAAACCCAGCTGCCTCACCTTTCTTCTCATATTTGTCTAAAGTAGCTAAAAAGCCAACTGATGACCCTGTATTCAAGTTTCTTGAAAAAAGACATCAATGGCAACGTAGAAACTTTTCTGTAGATGGTGCGATAACTCACACATCTAATGGAAGTTCTACACAAGCCACTTTTGACTTAGTTAAAGCAGATGACAAAATCGATGTTGACTATGATAAATATGGAAGAAAAAAAGGCGGCCCTTACAAGGCTGAATTTATCACACCAGGACAGATGATTGCAATCAAAGGACAAATGGATGCAAATGCTGGAGCAGGTAGTGATAAAAATATAGTGTGTTACTATAGAGTCACAGACGTAACTCAAAATTCATTAGACACAGGACTTACAGCCGAGTTCATTAAAGCTGTGGAATTAGGTGCTGAAAACGGCGAATTAGACGTTACAGCACTTGTTAGTGGCGATAAAATCGTACATGCTGACGGTTCAGCAGGACAAGTAATTGGTTCTGCATGGGCAGAAGGAGATACAGCTCCAGAAGGGTGGAGAGATGAAATGTATGATAGAGAAGGATACTGTCAAATCTTTAAGACTTCAGTTCCTCTTTTCTCTGGTACATCATTAGCTACACGCTATCGTGGAGACGCTAACGAATACATGAGAGTATGGAAAGAAAAACTTATGGAACATAAGATGGACATTGAAAATGCTCTTTTATTCGGTTATGGTGAAGTATCAACAAATGATGCAACTACATCACAACAACGTAAAACATGGGGTATTTTACCTTATACTGAAATTAATGGTAGAGTAAAGTCATTTACTTATGCTAGTTCAGGTTACGATGCATTTGTAGATGCTATGTCAGATATTTTTGATGCAGAATCAGGAGCAGGAGGAGGTAAACTCGTTCTTGCTTCTAGAGCTATCATGAACTGGCTAAACAAACTAGGCGGAGACAGCTTCTTAGGAAACACTATGGCTTATTCAAATAATCCATATAACGTAAATGTTTCTAAA